TGGCGGATTTGCCAGGAGGGCATGACCGCCGCCATCGGCACGGACGCTACGACGAAGCGGCGCGATTGTCCATGCTGGCAACAATGCTGGCGAAGGCTGGAAGATAACGCCGTTTTCAAAGCGGCTTCAAAGCCCGTCAGCGCGCGTTTTGGGTCTGGCCGGTATCTCGGGGCGTTTTGGGTGCTCACGCGCGTCTGTGGCCCTTATTTGCGATCGAACCTGCGGCGCTTCGGTTCAGCCGGCATCGGGCACAAGTCCCATGCCGATCTCACCAGGGTTGAAGGCGAAACCCGGATCGATGCCGGCCGGCACCTGGACGGGACGCTTCACGCCATCCGCGCCGCGCACGAACCGGATGACGTAGTTGTCAGGCGGTGCTTCCCCGACCTTCAGGCCGAAGCGCATCAGCTCCCGTTTGGTGAGGATCTGGACATGGCATCGGCAGTTCCAGCCGTTCGGCGGGAAATGGGTCTTCCACCAGGGATGATCGGCCGGCAGCACGAGATCGTTCCAGGCGCGGTGCGCTTCGCGGACCCGGTGGTCGCCGGCGGTGATGTAGCGCAGATAGGGAACCTCGCCGTCGGCTGTTTCGTCGGGGATCTGACGCCAGCGCCCGGCCGCCATTGCCTGGGCGGTCGCGGTGCGGAAGATCAGCTCTGACCGCCAGCCGGCCGGATCCACGCCATCAGGCCCGGTCCAGCCGTGGCGTGAGGCGATCGAGGCGAAGTCCTTGCGGAAGGTTCCAAGCGTCTCGCCCTCGCTGATCGCCTCCTTGATTGCTTCGAGAATGTCGCGCACCATGGCATCGGTCATGCCGGTCGAACGGTCGCGAGCTGCCGCATCTACCTCCCTGACCAGGCGCAGCCATTCGGCCGGCGTGACCGCTAGTCGGTCGACCAGGAAGGCGATGGCTTCGGCAAAGGCCGGTCCGCTCATGTCACTTCCTCATTTCGTCGCGACCAGTCAGTTCGGCCAGCAGCATGGCGCGGGCGAGCGCCGCCGTCACGCCCTCGCTGTCGAGCCTGGCGGCCTCGAGCATGGCTGCGAGTTCCTCGAGCGACGAGGCGGCCTTCGCTAACGCCTCCACCTGGGCGATGAGGCTGCCGGCCTCGGGCAGGGACAGTGCATCGGCCGCGATCCTGTCGATGGCATGGGGCGGCTCGTCGGGCTGCGCGGCAAGCGCGGTTTCATCCTCGTCGTCCGGATCGCCTTCATCATCTTTAGGCGCGGGTGGCATGGGCGGTCCGCCGGGCTGACCGCGATCCGCGCCCTGCCGCTTGTCCGCGCCGGGCTCCGGCTGGACCACTGGTGTCGCAGCCGACGTGAGCAACTCGTCGTCCTCGGCCGGCTCGCCGATCCCGATCAGGTTCGCCATCTGCCGCTTGCCCGCCTTGAGGCCGAGCGGGATCAGCTTTGCCACCGCGTCCACGGCGAGCTTCACGTCGGTCTCGTCGGCCCGCCCGATCCGGACACGCGGCGCGCCGGCATCCGGGCCATAGTCGAGTGCCATCCAGGGCGCGATGAGGTCGCGATTGATGACGGCGCTGAGCGCCTTGGCGTCGGCGCGCTCGATATCTTCCTGGACCTGCCGGTGTTCCTTGCCGACGGCATGGCCGCCGGCAATGGCATCCGTCGTCGCCGTCTGGCCGAGAACCAGCTTGGAGACCTGCCGGTCATACCAGTCTGCGCGCTCCTTGTAGTTGGTGTGCCCCGTGCCGAGGTTGCTCGCTTCAACGAACTCAAGGCTCATGCTGTCCGGCATGATGGCGGCACAGTCCGACGCGATGTTGGCGACCGCGCGCAGGAGGATGCGCCGGTCTTCGTCGGTCGCTGTCGACCCGTACTTGCCGATGCGCACCGGCTGGCCGAAGTTCTGGGTGAAGATCGCCCAGTCGCGTTCGGTGAACTTCTTGAACAGGTAGGCCCAGAAGGCGACACGGGCGAGACCGGAACGGACCGGCAAGCCGGACTTCGAGCGGATCCGCGTATAGATGAACTTGAAACCGGGCAGCGGCAGGCGCTGGCCGCCATCATCGATCATCCGGGGCGTGGAAAGGTCATGCCGCTCGAACTCGAACCAGCGCGGATCGCGCCATTCCAGACGCTTCGGTTCCCATTGGCCGGCCGAGCTGTCCCAGATGATCTCGGTGAAGGAATAGCCCTTGCCGACCGCGTCGAGCATGTCGAACGTCTCGTCGGCCAGTTCGTCGCGGGTGAGCCATTCCTCGACGCGCTCGGCCTGTTCCTTGTGGATCGGATCATCAGAAGCGGCCTCGACGGTGACTTCCAGTTGGGAGACAGACCGCTTGCGGGTCGACAGGACACCCGCATAGTGCGGGTCGCGTTCCTCGATCTGCTCGGCCAGTTCCAGGTAGGAGACCGGATCGCCGGTGTCGGCGGCGCGCAGGATCTGCGCCAGGCGCTGCGGGTCGAGGCCATCGCCAGGATAGGCGGTCAGCGGCGTGCGCGTGCCGGACAGCGAGGGCGCGGCGATCTCGGCCGTCAGCGCCGCCTTCTCGATCGGGCGGCCCCACTGATCGACCAGTCCCTTGAAACGGTCAGCCATGTCAGATGCCTCCTCTCAGGCGCGCACCGAGCGGCCCGGACCATCCGGAGGCCGATGGCATGAAGTCGTCGTCGTGGTTGGGGCGCATGAAGTTGCCGCCAGAGCGGCGCGATCCTGTTGATGCGCTCGGCAGCGGCACGGGCGTGTAGGCATATTCCACCCAGCGCTGCCGCGACGCGAAATAAGCCAGGCCGAGCGCGACGGCGAAGTCGCCGTGCCGCTTCTTGCCCTTCTCGCCGACCCGTTCCTCCGGGATCATCGGTACGCCGCGGATGATCTTGACCAGGCGCAAGTCGCTCACATGGCCATCGTCCTTGGCCAGGGCGATCGTGCCGTCCTCGAAGGCCGCCTTGAGCGGAGGGAAATTGGTGTTGTACCAAGGACCGCGCAGCATGACCGGCCAGACCAGCCCGACATCGTCCTCGCTTTCGCGAAGGCCGAACTCCCGGCCGAGGTCCTCGGCGAGGTTCATGCCCATGCCGGTCGCATCGATTGCGGCACCGACCAGGCGCGGCGCGTTCTTCAGGATGTGACGCGCGACCTTTTTCTGCTCTTCGAATGGAACGTTGCGCATTTCCACTGTCAGGGTCGAGCGCCGTCTCAAGCCCTGTTCGGTGGCGAGCAGGTGCATGACGGCCGGGTCACTCTTGCGCGCGGGGTCATAGCCGAAGGCATGGCTCTCGCCCTCGTCGAGTACGTCGACCGCGCGCTTGACCTCATCGAACTGCGGCTCGAACAGCTGGGCTTGTTCAAGCGGTGTCTTCTGCAGGAAGTCCGGCGGCAACTCGATCCGGATCACAGGTGCCTGCGCCGGATCGAGCGTCATCCGCGCCTCGATCAAGGGAGCCGACAGCCATGCGCCGGATCCCTGGGCGGGGATGCAGAACAATTCCTCGTCCGCGCCGTCGGCGTAGAAGTCGATGATGTCCTGGCGCCACTTCGCCTCCGCTTCCGGCGACCACGTCTCTCCTGTCACGAGGCAGATGCGCTCGTAGAGCCCGTCCTTCAGGGCATCGTCGAAGTCGACCTTCATGTGCGCGTATTTCGACCGGCCGGCCAGGATGTCCTGGATCGTTTCGTTGAAGGCGTTTTCCGCGCCGTCATGGGTAGAGCAGACGACGACCTGGCCGCCCCACATGAGAAACGCCAGGGCAGCCTTGAGCAGTTCCTTCAGGTTATCGACAAACGCCGCCTCGTCGATGACCACCAGGCCTTGCTTGCCTCGGAGCGAACGCGGCGCCGACGAGAGCGCGAGGATCTCGAAGCCGGAGGCGAACCGGATACGGAACGCCTGGATGCTCTTCGTCTCGGCCGGGTCAGAAGGACTGGCGTCCTCGAACAGGAACTCCTCGGTATCGGTCGCCACCAGGGCATAGGCGCGCGCCCACATGGCGCAGGCGTCGATGAACTCGCGCGTCATCTCCTGGGAATAGGAGATGTACATGGCATCCATGCCGCCGGCATCGCGCGCCCTGGCAGCGCGCAGCACGGCATAGGCCGCCAGCCCCCAGGTCATGCCGATCCGCCGGCTTTTCTCGATGAACAGGACCCGGACCGCTGTGCTCTCCAGAAGGCCGACGGCACGGGACTGATAGGAAAGCAGGACGTTCGGCAGCCCCAGCCTGTCAGCGAGCTCCGGCGTGACGCCCATGCTCTCGCGACGAAGCTGCTCCCACTCCTGCCTGGAAATGGGCGCGCTCATGCCGCGACACCGAGGATCTTGGCCTTGATCGCCTCGGCGGTCTCGGCGGTCAGGCCCTTGACCTTGGCGACCTGCTCGACCGCCTTGTTTACGTCCCTGGTGAACTCGGCCTCGGCGCGCTGGCGACGGATGGTCGAAACGCCCTGCGCCTGGGTTGCCGCCTTGAGCGCGGCGGCCAGCTGCATGGCGCCCTTCGGATCAAGGCCGCCTTCGCCGGCATCGGTCAGGATCTCAAAGACGAGCGTCTTGATCGCCTCGGCGGCGATCACGGTCAGTTCGTCAGAACTCGCCGCGTCGAAGCGCTTGGAGACGGAACCGGCGATCTCGCGCACCGTCTCCATGCGCCGGCTCACCGCCGCTTCCTTGATGGAATGCTGGTTGAAGGCGGTGAACGACGGGATCGTGAACTCAAGCTCGCCACGATAGTCCGCTTGCAGCTGCTGAAGCTTCTCGAAGAACTCGGCGTAGATGTCCTTTTGCGTCCTGTTGCGATTGCGCAGTTCCTCGTTGGCCCAGTCGATGATCGGGCTTGCCTCTCGCGGCAGGAGTTCAATGCCCGAAAGCCGGCCGCGCCCCTTCTTGACGCGTTTCATGGATCAGGCCTCCGGGGAGGGGCGCGCAACGCCCTCGATCACGGATCGGCGTTCGACATGGTCGAGCCCGGCACGCGTGATGGACGCGATCAGGATCGTGCCGGCCTCAGCCAGTTGCACCGCGCCGATTTCCTCGAGCTTGCGCATCTCGGTGCGCACCTTCTCCCGGCTCCACCGGTGGCCGAAGGCGTCGAGAACGCGCATCATGATGGTTTCGTTCAGCCGCCCATCGGTCTGGCGCGTCAGTTCCTTCAGGATGACGAGACGGCCGTCTTCGGCCTCGTACTGTGCGTAGGAGCTCATCTCAGTTCGCCTCCTGCTTTCTCAGGTAGCCGTCAATCCGTTGCACGGTCCTGGCGACCGATGCATGGCTTTCATCCAGGCGTCCCACGACGCCCTTCAGCTCCGATATCGAGAGCTTCAACTCCATCACCGTGTCCTTGTCAGGCAGGTGACGGATCTCGTGTTCGACCGACTGGATGCGCCGGTCATGCTTTGCGAGCTCGCTGCGAACATCGTTGAGCCGGTCGTCGACCGCCTTCAGGTGTTCGGCGTTCACCCGGCTCTTCGATGTCAACCAGGCATAGACGGTCGTTCCCAGCGAGATCAGGAGCGCCATCAGTCCGGCCCAGTTCTTTATTTCTTCAATCACCCTTCAACGTCCCCTTGAATGCCGTTCGAATGCGGCCTGGCAGCTGATGCACCTGGTCGCAAATGGCGCGGCGTGACGACGGGCCGCCTCGATCTCGTCGCCGCAATCGCAACAGTCGGTCCGCCCGCGCCGCTTCAGCGTCGACTGGACGCGGGCGACGGACACGGCCGCTTCGTGCTCCACCCGCTGCTCTGCCAGTTCGATGGCGAAGTTCGACGTCTTCATGTGCCCTCGGCCACCGATCCCCGGAACCCGCCGGCCAGAACACAGGCAAGGCCGTTGCGGTCGACCGCCAGGAAGGTCCAGCCGCCTCTTTCGGACACGGTGAGGATGACTTGCTGGCCAGGACCGGCTTCGCCGATGAACAGCGGGTACTCCGAGAAACTCTTGCGCAGCTGCTCCAGGATGACCGCTCGCGGACCGCACACGCTTTGCTGGGCAGCGGAAGGCCCGCCAGTGAACAGCGCCATGACGGCAACCGCGATAGCGACGAGAATGTTGCGCATCATGCTTTCCTCCCGATCCATGCCTTGACGGTGTGACCGCCCATGTAGAGGGCCATGTAGAGGCCGTTGAGCGACAGCAGGATCGCCAGATCGATCGAGGGCAGGCCCAGCATCCAGAGCGCGTTGATCATCGGCGAAGCGACCAGTGCCCAGAACCACAGGAAGGCGAAGAACCACATCCATCCCGGCCGCCATGCCCAGGTCCATGTCGGGCCCTGCTCCATTTCCGCGCGCTGCAGGTCGATGGCGAGCTTCTGGCTCTCCGTCCAGGCAGCCACCAGTTCCGGCGTTTCGGCCTCGGTTTCCACGATCGCCTTCTCCAGGCGGGGCAAATCGCTTTCCGCCAGGTTCGGCAGGCGGTCGGGCTCCACGCCGGCCTTCTCGGCGATCGTCCGGATGACCTGCCCGGCCAGTTCACCGCCGACGGGACCCAACCGCCGTGCGACGATCTTCTCGACGAGCGGCGCGCCGATTTCCTTGGCGAGGCCGGCGATAAGCCCGCCGATCAGGGTTCCACTTATGACGCCCATGACAGACCTCCGATCACGGCAAAGAGAATGGCGAGCAGCCCGAAGCCGACGAAACCCAGCAGGCTGAAAACGACGAGCAGGCTGGCGCTCATGCGGTCTTCAGCCGTTGCGCCGCGGCGCATCAGCGCGCGGCCGGCAACGACGATGCAGGTGACCGTCAGGGCCGAGAAGAAGAGGGAAAGGATTGAGGCCAGCATGATCATGGTCTCCGGGTCATTTGAGGATGCCGGCCGACACGGCCATTGCGGCGGCTCCCGCCACCATCATCAGGGCGAAGGCGACGGGGAAACTGATGGTCACGAAGATGCTGGCGAGCAGGAGGACCACCGCCACCACGAACGCCGCAACCGCGCCAAAGGCGATGTGAAACAACCAGACGAGGCCGCTGAGGTCGGGCATCAGGCGATATCCTCGTAGGCTGCCCTGGCCAGCGCAGCCGCATTCCAGGCCGGCGTGCCGGAACAGGTATTGCACAGCAGCCGCAGAATGATCTCGAAGACCGCCGCATCGCGTCGGGCCACGGTGCGATGGCCGGACGCATAGACGTCGGCGATCCTGGCGACGGCCTCCTTGATTTCCGGGGTGGCGGTTTCCGGGTTGCGCAGGCGCTCCATCGCGGCGCTGGCTGCCTCGGCCGAAGCCACGCGCTGCGACATCGCGACATAGGCGTCTTCGGCCTCCTGCAAGGCCGCCTCGAGACGCGCTATCTCTGCCCTCAGCGGAGCCGGGTCCCTGAAGAATGGCAGCCAGTTCACTTGCGCCTCCGCAGGCTCGCCCAGGCGAGCTTCAGTTCGTCGCGGTAGGACCAGGCGAGCCAGGCGCCGGCGACGGCGACAAAGCCGAGCGAGCCCCAGAACAGCCAGTCGAGGGCCGGCGGGTTCTGGGCGACGGCATCGCCTCCGGCACCCACGGCCGCGCCGCCGGCTCCGGCGCCGCCCGCCTTGGCCGCCTTTCGCTTCACGTCGATGACGCGCTGGATCTGGTCGAGCGTCGCCCGGCCCAGGATGCCGTCATTGGCCAGCTGCGGATGCTGTCGCTGGAACGCCAGCACAGCCGTCATCACGGACGGGTGCTTTCGCTGGATGGTGCCCGTGGCGCCGGCGTAGAAGCCAAGCTCCTTCAGCCAGGCGAGCCCTTGCTGGAAATCGTCGTCGGCCAGCTGCCAGCCTGAAAGCGACTTGGCGACCGCCGCATTGGAGTTGGAGCTTGCGGGCGCCGTGATCCCGCGCGGCCAGCGATTGTGCTCCAGGATGTCCGCGCCTTCCTTGCGCCGGCGGATCAGGCCCGGCAGCCGGCGACCCTTGCTCGTCGTCGCGGTCACTTCATATCGGCTGGCGGCCAGACCCACCTCACCGGCGAGGAGCGCCTTGAACCATTTCCAGCCAAGCGCACCGGGGCCGCAGTTGTAGGCCATGTCGATCGCGGCTGCCCTGGCGTGAGCCGTCACGCGGGCGTCGGCATCGAGAATGCGCTGTTCGACCGGCGGAGCATACTCGTTGTCGATCAGCGCCTTCAGGACGGCCGCCGCGTCGGCCTTCGAGATCATGTCGCCGGGCTGCATCTTTCGCCCGTGCCTGGTCATCCACCAGTCGCGGAACACACGCGATCCCCAGGTGAAGCCGTAGCCGATCGTCGGCGTCCCGGTCGGGTCGCGATACCAGCGCGCGACAAAGCCCTCATGGCCGCCGGTAAACGGGATCAGTCTGGGATCGTAGGACACGTCGGCGGCTCCATCGTCTGGCGCAAAGGCCGGGCGATGCCCGGCGATGCTCGACGCATGGTGCCGTCAACGGGCTCGAGAAAAGAGCCGGAACGGCTTCCGTCCTAATCGAAGAGGGAGGGTTGTGACTGGTTCGCGTGGCTGTTGAGCCATCCGCGCACCGCGCGCTCGCTCATGTGGAGGCGCCGGGCTATTTCATACACCGCAACGGACCGGCTGGAAAGACGGGCGGCGAGCCAGCGTTTGGCATTCGGTATCTTGACCATGCCGGGACCGAGCGCGCGGGCCAGCGCGATGGTCTTCTCGACGCCGAGCACGTCGACGGCCTTTGAGCGGCCCTGCGGCCGCTCCGAGAGATAGACGGGTGCGCCGCCGAGCTCCATGACAAGGCGCTCGGTCAGGTCCGCGCCGAGCACGTCAACAAATGGCTGAACGTGAGCGGGGACCTTGAGCGCGTCAGCCATCGTCGCCGCCTTTTCCCATCAGGTCGAGCAGCACGCCCCAGTGCGGGACGACCCGCGCGTTGAGCGTCGTTACCACACGCCCTTCGATGACCAGGAACCGGCCGCCGGCAAAGCGGACACAAGGCGCGCCG